CCGTCACGCTCCTTTCCAGGAAAAAATCCCTGGCCGGGATGATGGTATCGGTATAGCCAGTTCCCCGCACGAGCTTCACTTCATAGATATACCGGCCACAGGATAAATGCCGTGTATCTTCCGGCAGGAATACCAGAACACAGCTGTCCTGCTCCTGACGGATGCCCTGGCCCAGCGTTTTCGTGAGGACAGGGTCCTTATCCGTAATGAAGCGTTTCAGTGTAAAGGTCAGGCGGTCGCCGTCCCCCGGGATAAAGACACTGCCCGTTACCCGGTCGCGGATGGTCAGGTCGAATTCTGCTGAATCGCCCCGCGTCAGATGGATCCGGTTCTTCACTACAAAAAAGCTCATCTCCCTCACCTCCTACTCATTCTGCCGTTGCTCAATCACATCCAGGCGATGCTGCACGTGCCCCGTAGCTTCTTCCACCCGGGACAACCGCTCTGCCATCTGCTGTCGTTTGGATTCCGTATCGGATAGTTGCCTGCGCAGATGATCAATGCACTCCTGCAGGCTCCGTACTGATTGATTTAAGGGTTTGATGACGCTGAAATTGAAGATAACGCCGCAGAGCATCAGGACCGATACCAGAGATGCGGCCATCTGTAACCATTCAGCCATATTTCTCACCTCCTATCCCGTCCGCTGAAACATGTACACGACGATGGACGGCTGCATGTTGTTGTGCGGCTGGCCGCCACCCGTCCGGGAAAGGCTGTGGGAATGATTTCCATCCCAGGACGTATGCCCGTCTACCTGATTGCCATGCCAGCAGCCGTCGCCATAGCCTACGGCCACAGGTGCATCATTGCCTTCACAGGCATCCCACTGGAAGTTGCGCGGCAATGCCCCGCAGGACCAATGACGATGATTTCCGCTGTCTCCAACCGTATGGCCATGAGCCGGAGTTTCTGGAATCGTAAGGTTGTGCTTTTCTTCGCCCAGTTTGTCCCCGGCCTTGTACATGGTTCCGCTGTCTGCCGCCCCGGCCCCAATCAGGCAACGGCCCATGGCAAAGGCCACCCAGGTCGTCCCCGGCCAGTACGTTGCCGGATTCTTCCCGTCCGCAGAAATGTAGATGGCATTGACAGGGAACGGGCATGCCTGGATCTTGGCCACGGCTTCCTCGTCCATATCGGCATAGGTGACCTTGCCCCAGCTGCCATTGCTGTGCAGGACGGTATTCAGCTTCCCTGCAGAAGGTGACGGGACCATGCCGCTCTGGCCTGCTGTCTTTTCGCCGCAGCCGCTGAAATCCGGCAGGGTGATATCCCTCGTGCCGTCAAACAGCACCCGGTGAATCTTCCGTCCCGTCTGCAGCTTCGACGCACTGGCCGCATTGCCGCTGATGCCGCTGGCATGGGCCTTGGCATCGGTCAGGTGGGCATTAATGTCAGCGGCCGTAGCAGAAATCCGCTCATAGAGCCGGGCATCATTACTGACCAGCTGGGACACGGTCCTGTTCTGCTGATTGAAGACGACCGGGTCTTCCGAAAGATACTGAGGGAAAAGCACATCATAATCCAGCGTATTCTCCACAGCTTCTGTGGGCCGGACTTCCTGCCCGGCCCGGTCCGGAAAATCCGCCGACCATTTCTCTTTGCTGTAATCATCCATTTGTCATCACTCCTTTCTTGGATACGATGGTCGCCGTCGAGAAGGTGGCTTCTCCGTTCCAGTGAATCTTGCCATTCCAGGAATAACCCAAGTAGATGGCATAGCCCAGATGGGCCGGCTTGTAGATGTCGAGCTGGGCAATCAGCTTCGAAAGCGTTCCGGTATCCTTGTCGTTCATAATGCAGTACACCTTGAAATAATATTCTTCATTCACTTCCTCGATGTGGCCAACACTGTACAGGTTCACGATGGAGTTCATGAAATCCACCGTAGACACATCCACATGCTGCAGCTTAAAGAGGATCCGCTGCCTGCGGAATTCGTCGGTATCCCCGTCGCCGGGCTTGATGCCAAGGAACGATTCATAAAGAGACAGCGCCCAGGTGGCTGTGTTCACGAAGAAGTTGTCCGCCAGGTCCTGCAGAGCCAGGCGCAGGCGGTCATGCTCCTCATTGCAGGTTTCTGCCGCCCGGCGGAACATCGGGGCCTTCGATAAAAAATGCGGCAAATACTTCAGGATATCCATCCGCCTCTGCCGCATCCAGTTATTGGCTGACAAGGTTCAGCACCACCTTTCCGGCTACCGGAATCTGCTCGTTCGTCAGTTCCACATTGGCCGCGTTTCCATTAAGCTTCAAATTCTTATAATCCGTAATGCCGCTGATGGAAAGGAGGAGTTTCCCCATCTGGGCCAGGCTGACATAGGAAAGCGTAAAACCCGTCTGCTTGAGATAGGCTGTCATGGCTGCCTTTACGGCATCGGGACTCGCGGTTCCGTAGATATCTGCCGTCAGGTCAATGGTCAAAGGAGCTGGTGAAACGACGGTCACGGTCGCTCCAATGGGCCGCTGGCTTTCGATGTAGTCGTAGACTTCCTGTATCAGTTCCGCCGATGCCGATTCGTTCTCTGCCGTGACGATAATGACCTTCACTGTACCATTGCCCTGCCAGAGCGGGATGACTTTGCAATTCCCGACGCCATCGACGGACATGGCCCAGTCACGATAATGATTGGCATTGCCCGAAGTAATGGGCTGGCGAACCCGGAAAAGTAACCGGGCAAGGAGTGCGGCATCCGTTTCTTCATCCGCCCCATCGGTGCATTTCTTATGGTTAACGACCGCCGAGATATTCGGGATGGAATAGGGGATTTCCGTAATCGTTCCTTCGGCCACATTGCCAGTCGCTCCGGCATCGGCGGCTTCCACAGGAATCGTAACCTCAGCGGCATCGGCAGGAATGGTGGCCGACTCCAGGGTGTAAAAGCGTCGGCCGTCTTTTGTCTGGAAGAGACTGCTGCGAATGATGTAGGCTCCTGCCATCCCCGTCACCGTGACTTCTCCTTTGGCCTTGACGGCTTTCTTGCGATCGACGCCAAATTCCGCTGCCCGCAGCGTCAGGTAATCTCCCCAGGACGTTTTGGCAAAGGCCGCGTCGCGCAGCATGGCCATCTCGGCATAGCTGCTCTCAAATTCCACAGCATTGGCGTCGATCAGGTCGCGGGCAAAGGTACCTTCCATGGTACTTTGCTCTTTTTCCGTGATGGTGTGCAGGGTCTGGGTCATGCGGCTTTCAATCACATCTTTAGTCTGTGCATCAAATAAATTGCTCATGCCTTGCTCCTTCCTGTCGTCACGGTCAATGATTCGTCACTGTAAATAGAAGTGACGTCAACCGTAATGACCAAATCATCCCGTTCCCGCTTCTCCACCTCGACATGGTTAATGCGGGCAATGTACGGATTCACCATCAATCCCTCGCGGATATTCCGGCAGATCTGGTCTGCCGTATACCGGCTGTTTGACGTTCTCCCCTGATACGGCTCGATGGTAATGCCATAGCTGTCATCATAGGCCAAGTAGCGATACCGCTCGGTGAGGATTGCCTTATAAATCCAGACCTTGAGGGCTTCATTTTCCGTCACCATCAGGTTCTGGCCTTTTTCATCGTAGCGGAAGCACTGCTTATCAAAGTCATAGCCGTATTCTACAAAAAGAGGCAGCGACTCATTCCGGTTCGCTGCCTGGATGCTGTTCATTGCTACAAAAGGATCAGCCATGGCCATCAATCCTCACAATCTCGTCCAAAATGATGTACTGCTGGATCCGGCCATTGATGAGCATGGGCATGATGGCCACGTACATGCCGGGCTTTAGTGTATCCGTATAGATGACGGAATCGGTGTAGTCATTATCGATATCATGATTATGGGACTGGTAAGCCGCATCACCGCTGCCGCCGGCACGATTCTGTGTCGCCGATACCAGATGCCCTTTAGCTGTGCGGCCATAACCTGCCAGGAGATAATGGGAAATCCACAGCTCCTCTTTGGTCAAAATGATGCCATTGTAGCGGACCTTGATATCTGGCGGCGAAGCAAGGATCTGCCCGATTTGAATGTCCGGGCTGTTGCTGCTACGGCTGACCTGCTCCATCAGATTCAGCAGGCTGATATACGGATTTTTCTGCACACGCTCACCCCCTTGAGGTCTTGATAATCGTTGCCGGATAATAGTCGCTTCCCATATCGATGCTGCCTTCGTAGTGATGAAAACAGCCATAGACATGGGAACTGTTGCCCCAGCAGCCGCCGTTTCCGTCATAGACCACGACATGCCAGTTCGGATCCGGCTTGCTGTAGCGGTTGTACATGATGATGTCGCCTTTCTCCAGCTGTGCCGGGTCGTAGGGGATCGCCAGTCCCTGGGCTTCGGCATCGGCCCGGAGCTGGTCGCAGCCTTTCACGCCATTGTTATATTCCTGCGCTGCAAAAGGGGAATAGCCCGCCGCGGCGATGGTCGCCCGGTCGACACAGCCTTCTGAGCCATAGGGAGACACAGTACCGTCGAAGTTGGCCATGCACGCATCGACCACACTGCTGCCAGCCATAGCGCCACCTGCAGGAACAGAAGATGTCGATTCCGTTTCCGCTGGCGGCACATAATCCGGGTTAGCATTGTACGATGCGCTGTCCAGTTCCTGTTTCTGCTCATCCAGCAGTTTGTGGAATACCAGATGCAGCTCCATCAGGTGCTTGTTCCCTTCAATTTTATGGCTGTCTGACTTGATGAAGAACTGGCCCTTGAGCTGTTCTTCCTGGACTGAGACAGAAAACCCGGCGATACACTGGATATGACCGATGGCCCGGATGGACATGTCATGGGCGACGGTCTTCAGCATGGCCCTTGCCTGCGAGGCATCGTCCTGCTTGGGGTCGGCCTTGCAAATGGCCTGGATGAGACCGAATCGGTCGATATCCGTCTGATTGGGCAGTTCGCCTTTCGTCTGCCCGGCACTGTCGACGACGATGACCTTAGAAACCATGTCTTCGACCGACTCCGACACGGAAGCGCCGGTCAGATTTGTCACATCGCTGATCAGGAAATCTTCCGCCACCTGGTCGTTCATGCAGACCACGTTGAGCTTCCCTTCGGTCATGTAGATATGGTATCCCTTGCCATCTTGTGCGGATTGATAGGATAATGCCTGCTTGATAGCCTCCGTAGCCGAGATATCATCGGCAATGAAATTGCAGGTGACGGACAGGTCGGGAATAGTCCCGGCCGGAATAGAAAAGTCATTGATGGTCTGGCGGATGGCGTCGGCCACTGTGACGTTCGTGTACTTCTTGGTTATGCGGGACTTGGCCAGATAGACGATATTGTCAAAGGCTGTAAAACGCATCACGGAAGAGCCGCTCTCCCGGCTGCGGCCAAAAATACGTCCCTGGAACAGGTGGACAGTCTGCTGCGTCTTATCGTCAATGTGGATAAACAGCACCTCGTCCCCCAGTTCCAGTTCCGGATTCTGCCAAGATTTATCCCGCGTCGTATAGGACAGGTCGAATTCCAGCCTGCGTCCGGCCTGCTCGACGTCCCCGGACCAAGTTGCACAAATCAGCCAGCCCGTAAGGTCTGCGTTCTCGGGCTTTTTCTGGCCTTCCGTCTGAGCATCCTCGGTATTGGTTTTCTTATTGATTCTTTGCAACTGGAACATTTTCATCATTCCTCTTGAGGTTCATCGTCGTCAGGCGGATGATATCCCCGGGCGAAAGACCGCCGTTACGGACGATACTGCGATAGATCTGGAACTTCGAGAACTGCTCATTGTTGAGCGTCACCGATTTCCCCACGGCCCGGCCGATGACGTTGCCGATGCTGTCCCCGGGATAATAGGTGATGTTCTTCTTCATCTTCGACCAGAACGACTCCGGCCGCTTCTTCAGCCCTGTCGCAGCATCGGTCTTTCCCGTCTCCGGTGCTGTGACGTAGCGGTACTCTGTCAGGCCCAGCTCGTAATAGACATCGCCGCTGCCGTCCTTTTCACCAAACTTGAAGGACGAAATCAGGCAGGGCATGGAAAGCGGCGTATCTGACACGGTCAGCTGACAGACGCTGTCACCGGTACGTATCGTTTCCAGTTGGGCGATGTATGTATAAGGCGCAAGGCCCATCATGGCAAAGGGATAATCCTGGGCCGGGAAAAAGCCGGAAAGGGTCAGTGTCTTGAGTCCCGTCTTTCCCATCATAAGGTAGTCGCCGAAGTTATTGATGTTCACCGTACCATGATTCGTATTGACAGATACCATCAGCTCCGAAGGCAGGACGGGAAAGACCACCGCTGCCGATTCAGAAGAGAGAGAAATCGTGAGGGAAGATGGAGCCTGACCGATGGCGTTCAACAGGGATGCTAAGAAAGAACTCATCAGAGGGTCGCTCCTTTCATGCGGTTCATGCCGTACAGCCGGATTTTTTCGACGAGCCTTTCAGCGACGGCG